TCATTTTTTATTTAACAAATCCTCGATTAAATCTGAAAGATTATTATAATCATCGTTGGCTTTTCTGAGAATTAGTTTTTTATGAGTACTCTTCCTTATAGTGATTGTTTTTCGATCCCCTTCTTTTTTTACACTCTTTTTTGCCATTATACAGTTAGGAGGGGGCGTCACTATTTAAATGTTTCGTTCATTTGTTCTTGAATGAAAGAACAGATGAGTTTATAAAGCAGGTCGCATTAATTATTTTGAACGAAAGAACACAAAAATGAAAGAACAAATTAAACAAGTCAAGAAAATTAAGAGAACTAAAGAAACTATTTCTGTTGATGCGTTGGAAGTGGAAAACACTTTAATTAGTTCAAATGATGACAAAAGTGATACAAAAAGTAACATATTGAACCGAAAGAATATTACGGATGGGTGTATTAAGAGTATTAATGGAAGCGCACCAAAAAGAAGTGATTTTGAGGTTTGTATGATGGTATCAGATCCACATAATAAAAAGGAGAGGTTTGATCCTTTGAAAAAAGATCAATTATATGCTAATTGGAAAGAACGAAATAAAAAAGGCATTAGTGGCATTAGCAAAGCCAATTCTAATATGATTCTGAGGTTTTTGAGTGATATGGAGCAAGGGCTTAATACCGCCAAACAGTCAAAAAAAGGCCCAAGATCAAAGGCGAGAATACTTGCTTTGGCATATCATCTAAAGATGATTGCAAGACTTATTGAAGAGCGCCATAAGAAGAATCTTGAGGATTTAGACAATAGAAAGCAGATTCATCATTTCTTTGAAGATTTCAAAAAAGGGGTATTCAAGACTAAAAAAGGACAACCTTTTCAAAGTGTAGATGATTTTATCAGAGATTTTGTAGCTTTCTGGAATTGGAATGTTAGAGTTATTGATGAAGAGAATGAAGAGATTGATGAAGAAAATAAGCGTGTTGAAGTTGAAAATAGCAAACTCCCTAAAAGCAAGAAAAAACCATTGAAAGAGAAAAGATATGTTATAGATGTTGTGAAATATCTTGCAAGATCTCCAAAGAAAAATACTTTTGTTTATACAACATATGAAGAATTACAAGAAGTTCTTCCAGCTCTCAGTGAAGATGATCAGACAGTCACCTTGTTTATATTTGATTCAATTATAAGAAGCCCATTGGAATTTTCAAATATCTGTCTTGATGATATAACTTTTTATGAAGATGGTGTGGTAGAGTTGAATGTTAGAGATGAAATTGCAAAGACGTATGGAAGAAAATTTGAATTGGTTTTATGTGTTGATAAATTAAAGGCTTATATAAAAAGGCATAAATTGAAGCCCGGACAAAGATTATTCCCGCATTATAATTATACAATTTTTAATAAAACTCTTCAAAATGCATACATCACAACATTTGGAAATAAGATGAGCAAGGGTGGAAAGCCTTTTTCTAATATAACTGGATACAGTTTAAGGCATTCGGGATCTTGTTATTTCAGATTTGAAACAGGTGTTTCTACTGATAAAATAAGATTAAGGGGCGGATGGACTGATATGAGAAGGCTTGATTATTACACAAAAGTTGTCGGCTATAAAGGAAGAATAAGCAAAGCAGAATTAAAGGGTCATTCTGAGAATGAGATGATATTGCAGTTAGTTGAAAAGCACAATCAGGAAAAAGAAAATATGAGGCAAACTCAGGCCCAGATGATGCTTGAATTGAAAACAGAATATAACCAGAGAATTGAAGAGTTGAAGCAGATTATGCTGTCAAAAGCAAATCCGCAGATGGAGGTTGTCCCAAATGCCTAAAGGAGAGATAATAGCTGTAAGCCCAAAAGGCAAGGGGATGAAGAAAGATCATATTACTGTTCTAATGAAAAGCGATATTCTAAGCTCACATAAAGACTCTCAGGATTGGATTATTGTTGATGGAAGCATAAATCTCAGGGATATTAAAAAAGGGCCTTGTGAGTTTGAAGGAGATGAAAACTTGATTAAGTCAATAGGCGTTTCTAAGAAAAAATATAATGAAAGTGTCAAAGCCTTCTCAAAATTAGACATATTTCAATTAGCAAAAAAATTAAATGAATTAGATGGAAGATGCAAAGCCACTCAAGTATTCCCTCTTCAAACAACCGGCAAGCCATTATATGATGCCCTTGCCTATCTTAAAACGTAACAAATGACATCCAAAAGAGGCTCCAAAAAAACCAATTTGCTTGTGGTCGGGGACGCCTCTTGGGCTGATACAATTCCCAAATGGATTCTTGATGAAGTTTCTATGGAGAGAACTATTAATGCAGCTATTAATCTCGCAGGAAAAAAGAAGCTTCAAGATCATGAACAGGTAGGGGATGCAGAAATAGTCGCTTATTTGATGCCTGCCACAATGAATGCTCCAATCGATAATGACTATGCTGAAATTTATATTTATTTATCTGCAAGATTGATGTTAAAAGCCAAAAGAATGAAAGAAGAAGCTCTGCCAAATGACTTTAAAGAATCTTTAAAAAACGGCTTGTCTGAATATAGAAAATCACTTCTGAGAGAATTGAGATGTAAAATCTTCAGAGCAAGAGGCGGAAGAATCAGACATCTTGTTTTTGATGCTTTAGAAGAGGTTTTTAAAGAATCAGTGAAAGGAGGCCGTCAAAAATGAGAAAAAAGATAGTGAAAGAGATCTTCAAAAATATTCAAATAGATTCATCTGAATTAAATAATATAATTGACTTGCTCAAAGAGAAGGCGATAAAACCGAGAGATTTTATCAGAGTATCAACAATCATTGAGGTGTTGAAAGATCTTCCAGTTAGAGAGTCAAGCAGTTTAGAATAAAAATAAATATATTAACTTATCTTTATATTTGGAGATTAAAATGGCGACTTTAGAAGAATTAAAAGAATATCTTGAAAAAGAGATAAAAGATTGTTTAGAGCTGAAGAAAAAAGGAGATTTGACTGAGGAAGGGAAGGGTCAATTATCTCTTTTATATGGGATTTTTCAAGAAATGGGGTGGGAAATTAGAGAACAAGAAAATGAATAAGCAAAAATATTTATATAGTGTGTGCGTGTGTGTATGTATATAAGAGGTAAAAAAAGATGGAAAAAGAGGTTTTAACTTGTGGATCATTATTTGCAGGATGTGGCGGTTTAGATTTGGGTTTTGAAATGGCAGAAAATCCAAGTATTAAATTCCATACCAGTTGGGCCAACGATTTTGATGAATCTTCTTGCCAGACTTACAAAAAAAACTTTCCTGAAACAAAAGTTGTTTGCGCAGATATTTGGAATCAGGATTTAAATGATATGCCAAAATGCGATGTGATCCTAGGCGGTTTTCCATGTCAGGATTTTTCTGTATTAAGTAAGAGAAATGGTTTGGATACAAAAAGAGGATTGTTATATACAAAATTTGTTGAAGCCGTCACTCTGAAGAAGCCTATAATGTTTGTAGCTGAAAATGTCAAAGGATTATTAAGCGCAAATAAAGGTGATGCAATAAAAAGAATAATTGATGACTTCAGTAAAATAGGATATCATGTTCATTATAAACTTATCAAATTTGCAGAATATGGTGTCCCTCAAATCAGAGAGAGGGTTGTTATTATTGGAATAAGAGAAGATTTAGATGGCGATTTTGAATGGCCTGAACCCACACATACAAAAGAAAATTATGTCTCATCTAAAGAAGCATTAGAAGGTGTTGAAGAAGTTCCTTATAATAATAATATGCAGAATATGCAACCAAGAACAATAAAAATGCTTAAAGCCATCCCTCCGGGAGGAAATTTTAAGGATCTTCCGCCAGAGCTTGCTGTCAAGGGATTGATGAGTGGGATATATAAAAGATTGCATCCAGATAAGCCATCCACTACAATTATAGCAAATGGTGGAGGGGGAACTTGGGGATATCATTATTCAGAGCCAAGAAGTCTGACAAATAGAGAAAGAGCAAGACTTCAATCATTTCCAGATAATTTTATATTTGAAGGAACAATTGGCCAAATAAGAAGGCAGATAGGAAATGCTGTTCCGCCAATGGGAGCCAAAATTATTGCAGAAGCTGTTTTAAGGCATTTAGAGAAAAAAGGTGTTTTAAAATATCTTGGAAGAAAACAAAGTGTTTCAGTTCGAGCTCCTATGACTACGCAACTTTCCATCCAACAGTTTTCTGAACAAGATCAACTTCTTTGCAACTAAAAATATTATAAAACAAATGGAATGGAAATTTGAATTAACAGAAAAAGAATTTCAACAATGTGATAAATTTGCAGACGATTCTTCTAAAAGCCAAAGGGAACATAGGTCAGGTGGAATTCTTCAGAGAGATATTAAAAAAATTAAAGAAGACACCCTTAGGGGAAAGATAGGAGAAGTAATTGTAAAAAAATTCTTGGAACAAGTCCCATTTAATATTAAAGGTATTTCTTTGGATTTTGGAGTGTATGACCGGGGAATTTGGGATGAAACAGATATTGAAATAAATAAGAAGAAAATTTCAATAAAATCTTCAAAATCGTTTGCCAAATGGCTTTTATTAGAATCTAAAGATATCAAAAGAGGCGATCTATATGATTATTATATTCTTGTTTTAATTGACAAGGACTTTAAGGCAGGGGTAATCAAGGGTTTTGCTTCTAAAGATGAGATAATAAAACCAAATGATAAAACCTTACTATTAAAACAAGAAGAATTTATTCCAAATACTTCAACAAGTCTCGACGCAGATAATCATGCTAGACATTCTGATAATTTACATAATTCTGAAGAAGACTGGGAAAAAATTATTAGGGAATTAAAGAAAGTTAAGCCTTAGCTATTTTATCAAATCTTTTTACAAGATCATCTGTAACATCTTCTGCTAAATGTTCAAATAAATATTTATCTCCAATGTGCTCTTTTTTCTTGGAACTTCTATCAAAATTTTTGAATTTAACTTTAAAATATCCGTCTTCAGCTTCTTGTCCATTAATCTCTATTTTTCCTTCAACCTTGATCATCATATGGCCTTTATATCTTTTTACAATAGTTGCCTTTGCTTTTTTACTTGTAAAATTAATATAAAAGGGGATGTACAGATCATCATAAATAAATTTTCCTTCCGAGATTGGCTCTTCTACTTTATGAGTAAGTTCTTCAATTTTTTCAATTGTATCAAAATATCTTGGTTTCTCTATTTTGCCAGATTCATCCATGCCAACAAGTAGAGAATGTTTTTTTAATTCTTCTCCCTTAAAAATACCTATTAGCTTGAAATATCCCAATTCCTTATCAACTTTTATTTGTTGAGGAGTAATTATTTGCTTATCTTTGTCTGATTCTATGAAACCGTCTGCAACTTTTAATGAATCAAAATTACTTTTTGTAAAAACAGAATCTTCAAATAGATTCAAAAGATAATCACCTTTTACATTAGATTCCACAAAAACATAATAGTGATCCTTATCCATCTGAGTTTCTCCGACAGCTGTCAAGGATTGAGTATTCCTAAAAGTCTTAACTTCAATTAAAGGCATTTTATCAACTTGTTTCCATTCACCATCTTTGAAAACTGCAAATCTTGCAATTGTTTTTCCATCCTTTTTTAATCCAATAATATCAGGAGCATTTTTCTTTGTATCTTGTCCATAAAGAAAATTATCAATAACTACATCATATTTCTTTCCTTTAAGCAATTCTCCAAAAACAAGAAATTCAGGAGCCCGATTAAACCATCTGTCAAAGAATCCGCCTATTAGATCGCTTTTAGCAGAAGCAGCTTGATGGTGAAATTCATCTTCTTTAAATTTTAAAGTTATCCAATAGATAAGTTTCTTTAAATCGTTCTCGGTAAACTTCACTCTTAATTTATCTTTCATCTTAACAATATTATAGATGTCTAAGTTATAAACGTTTGGTGTCAACTATTTTTTATTTTCTTTTTTCTCAGAATCAAAGTAATTCTTTAACTTTTGTCGGATACTTTTGCTTTTGTATAATTTTCCAGTTGCATCTCTATACCATGCAAAGTCACAATCTTTTCCCCTTAAGCTATCTATTTTGAACCATTCGGTATGAGACTTTCCTTCCCCAAGTTCTTTAGGCAAACCAATTGTTTTAAGATGGATCATATCCTCTTTTCCTGCACGAATTCCGACAGAAGACAAAGTCACTGGTCTCCTACCCCTATTTACTACTCCAACTAGAAAAGATTTATCATCAATCCTACCTCCGTAATCTATTAACCCAAAACTAGCCTTTACTTTAATTTTAGGCCTGTCTGAATAGATTTTCCAAATAATGCCAATTGTTGATAAAACTGCTCCGTAAATTGCTAAAAGTAATACATAGTTTTCAACAAAAAATTCTATTATTCCCATAAAAGAACATAGATTTTAGTTATTTAGAATTTTCTGTTTAACAAATTAGTTCATTTACATAGGGGATTTCTATATCTAAATATATATTAGCCCCACATAAAGCACTTTTATATTTTTTAACCCCAAAAATATCCCAAACTAATTGTTTCCCATAAAAGTCTTTTAATAGATTTGCAACATCTTGTTTTATGTCTTCTTTTTCAACTTCTAATTTTGCTTTTTCCTCTAAACAAATCTTAAGTTCATTATCTATTCTTTGCTCTGTTGTTTGAACTCCTAATTGAAAACCTATCCAACCTATTACAAAAACTATTGCAATGAGTATTAAAATAAATTTATCATCTGAACTAATCATCTTAATCAATCACCCCAAGCCAACAGCACCTACAAAAACCAAATTTATCATTATGTAAATGATGGGTGCACTTCTTTATTGGAAGAGGCATTTTTTCTAAAGCATCATCAATAAGATAGGTTTTTTCATTTTGTTTTTGACATTCTTTGCAACCATTCTTTGAAGCACATATTTTTACTTTCTTAATGCCTTGCTGTTTTAAACCTGTTAATTCCATCTTTCTTGATGCTTCACCCATTTGGATAGAATTTCTTCCTTCATCATCTAAAAATAAAGCCATTTCATAATAAATCATTTTAGAGGTATGATAATCTCCTGCATATTTTATCAGCAATAAATTAAATAAAGACCATAATGTATCTATATCGGATGCTTCTTTATTGAATCTTTTGGAAAGTTTCTTTTTCTCCTTTTCAAATTGTTTATTATCTACATCATACCTTTCTAGATTTCTTTTATATGTACTTATATTCATTTTACAATTTCCATTAATCTACCTTATTTTATTGTTTAATGTAAAACTAAAGATTTATTCCAAATGGGAAATTGGATTTTTAGTAGCTTTCTCTAATCTTATCATTGCGTCAACCATCTTTTCTTGAATTTCATCCCATCTCTCTTTTTCTTTTAATCCATCCTCTTTAAATCTGATTGCAATTCTAGAAGCTCTTTTATCATCTAATCTTTCCCATGTAAGTTCTTCTCCGAATTTTTCTTCAATTTCTTTTTTGTGCTCTAATAATTGATCAAATCTTTGCTTATTTAAATCAGCATTTTCCTTTCCTTTATCAATATAAATTTCACAGCCAGCATAACTATTCAATATAACAAAGTTATACCCAATACCTGCTTTTCCAGCACCGGCCCCAATCCAATGATATGCACTCGGAGAAATTCTAGAAAAAAGTTTAGATTTTTTATTAATTTTTTCTAATAGCTGTGTCCAAAATTCCTTTCTTAAGCTATGTCCTTCAGCATAAATCTTTTTCTGATGTCTTTGACTTTTCTCTTGTTCAACTTCTTCAGGAATTATTGTCGTTCTAGCAATAATTTCATCTCCTCCGCTAGTTTTAGTATATTTTAAAACAAGAACATTTATACTCAAATCATAATTCTTAGACAACCACTCAACCATTCTTTGTAAGGATTCGTCAACTCCTGTTCCTACCAACAAAATTTTTTGAAATGTATTAATTGAAACATCTTCAAGGTCTTCATCATCTAAATCAAAACTTTCTTTCATAATTTCTTCAATTTTCTTGCCAGCATATTTCTGGCATTCAGCATTTAATCTCTCAACATCCCAAGAAGACAAATCTGAAGCATAATCTATCGCTTGAGCCAAAACCTCTCGGTGCAATTTATCTCTTTTTAATTCAACAATAATTAAGTTTCCGGACTTATCTATTCCAAGAAAGTCTAGTGGCCCCCTCTTTGTCATAACTTGCTCACCAATAATGGAAATATCTTCCCCTAAAATAGCTGAATTACTTTTAATCCATTGTTCTAAATCATTAACTTCCTTTCTTCCAGTATCTACCATGCTAACTTCTGAAGGAATTAACTTTCCTTCTTTTATCTGCCATAATTTTATTTCTGTTGCCATATTTGTTAACTCAGAATTAATCTGAGGTTTTTATCACCCTCAATTTTATTAATTTAGGGCTGTTTTTAAGTCTTTTCATCCTATAATTTCCATCAACCTATCAATAATCTTAATTTCTGCAAGAGTATCAAGTTCGCAATACTTTTCTAAGGCATCTCTTACTTTCTTCTTTTCTTTTTCCGAAACATTTCCATAAGTTGCATTTTCATAAGCTATGCTTGCATCCCCGCCGTTATTAATTTCCATATCCTTATAACTTAAATCTGACATAACTGGAAGAACTTTTTTTATTGATGCACTTCCACATTGTTTAGGATCATAATAATGAAATTGTCTAAATGGGATCAAAAGGTCTTTGATTCTGGGCATTATGTTTTTACTCAACCAGTCTTGGAATTCTGGGAAAGCATCACAATGTTCTGTAAATACTCCTTTTTCAAAACTTTCATTATAAACAATTATATCTCCCCTCTTTCCTAGATTGTCTTTTAATGATTGAAGAAATTTTGGTCTCGGATCATTGACACCATCTGCTAAAAAAGATATATGTTTTGGCTTTGCTCCGGGTTTTTCAACAATATGGAGTGAATATTGAAAGCCGATTCTTTGATAAGGCTTCATGCCATCAAATTTTGGAAGGGCAGGATTAATTGTTTCAAAATCTAAATAATAAAGAGGATATTTTAACTCATCTAAGAATTTTTTAATCTTATCTTTGTTAATGTTACAATTTCCATTTATAGCACATTCCACTTGAATTTTCTGCCTTGGATTAAGTTTATAACCCTTTGGAATATCTTTTATTTTTAGAATTCCACTACCATATAATTCGTAAGACTTCTTTCCACCGAGATAAAGATTAAACACATTTTCTTCAGGAAGATTATCCCAACAATCACACTTTAACCCACATTCATAAGGATCTTTACAATGTTTTCCGATATCTACTTTTGGGCATTGTTTTGAATGTACTATTTTTAACATATTGTCAATTCTTTTTGTAATCCCATCCATCGCGCTATTTGCTTCTTGAGTAATTTCTGACTGTACAAACAATTCTTTAGGTTCAATTTCCCCATCTCTTACATATTGATTATTGATATGCATAAGAAAACATTTCCTGATTTTTAGGCCACACTTCTCATAAAGATATTTTTGAAATGAAACATCATGAATATTTACATCCTTAACCTTAGTTCCGCTTTTTACTTCAATTACATCCCATTCATCATCTCCAACAGGAAATAAGATATCAGGTCTTGAAAAAAGATTATCAATAAGAAAAGATGCTTCAAATAATGGCTTTCTTTTTTTAAGAAGTTCTTTTGTTTTGTTTATATTTGCCTTAAAATCATCTGTTGGAATATCAATTCCCTCTGGGAATAATTTTTTTGCTAATTCTCCGATTATATTTCCAACTTCAAATTTATGTTTAGCTGATTCATCAGGTTCAGGAGTTTTTTTATTGACTTCCATCCAAAGAAGTTTAGGGCATTGTAACCCTAAAAGATACTTTGATTTTGTTAATATTGCCATCAGTTAAGAAATGATTTGATCTGTTATAAATTTAATGTTAAAAAGTCAACGTTATAATGATTTTAAGTATTTTTTACACATAGCCCTTTGATCATCATCTAAATTATCCCATAAGACTGTTTCTTTAAATAAATCCCATTGATTTTGCTTCCAATTAGGGTTTTGCGTATAATTAATATCTGGATTCTGTGAAGAATTAATTTTAGGATTTTGATCAGGGTTTATTTCTGGATTCTGAGTTGGATTAATTTCTGGATTTTGAGAAGGCATTAGCTCTGGATTTTGCATATTTTGCTTCTCCATTACCTTTACAGCGAAATTGATTAATTTATACATGACAATTTACAGAGATTTAGATATTTTAAGCTTTTATATTCTGCATATCCTTGAATAAAACTTCGCCTTTCTTGTTTCTCTCATACAATCTATGCCTTTTTTCATCAGGATTAAGACATTGGATTAATTTCCTGTCTAAAAGAGAGATTAGAATATTGCTCATATAACCCAAGTCAATGCTTAGCTCTTGCGAAAGCTGAGTAGGAGTTTTAGGTTTATTCAAGGATTCAAAGACCCTTTTTCTATGCCCAGACCTTACAACAAAGCTGTAATCTTTCCAGTTTTTCATAAATAGAAGTGTTTATATAATATTTAATACTTTCACGAGCGATACACGAGTAGGAGTGTTTTAACAGCATATATATTGCATCATCATAATAAATAAAAATTTTAGAGGTTATGTAAAACTACTTATAATGGCATCAAAAACATACGAAGGAGAGATTGTTGAGGTTTGGGAAACCGGAAAAGTGCTGAAGATAATTGTAAATGTTAGCGATGAAAAGATTGCAAAGCTGATGCTTGAATTGCACAAAAAGGTGAAAGTAACAATTGATGACTAATTTAAGTGTAAGTTTTCTAAAAAAGGGATAATAACTTAAGAATATTTATCCAGTAGAGACCATAATGATGAAATTCTGACTTCTTGATTGATTAATAATAAAAACTACAAATAGCTATTGTGATTAAGATGAGGCGAAAAAATCATCAGAAAAAAGAGGAGATAGTTTATCTATCAGCAAAGGGTAGAATTATGCTTAATATGCTTTTGAGAAACGGCAGAATCTCAAACACAGCTATCGCTAGAAGATTAAATATCAGTTCCCAAGTTACGGGAAGAATCAGAAGAAGCCTAGAAAGAGATGATGTGATAAAAAATTATTCTATTGAAATTGATCCTGAAGTTTTAGATATTAATACTTTTGTCTTGATTTTCTTTAAGCTTGAGCCTAATAATGAAGAGAAGGTTATGTCTGATAATATGACAGGTTTATATAAAATTTTAGGTAATCAGATTACTCATATAGGAACTTATGCCTTTCAAAATGTGGAAAAGGCGCAAGATTATATGCATTCTCTTATAGAACATTCAAATGGGGTGAAAATTATAAAAACTTGCATCTCTTCAAGAAAGAATATGCTAAAATGTTCTTCAAAAAATGTTTTTTATAATGCAATTAATGGATTTAAAAATAATCCCGGGATATATCCGTCTTCAATAATTCAAAAACTTAAAAAGAAAAAGTCACTTTCATTATCTATCTCTGAAAAAGAAGTTTTAAAAGAATTAGTTAAAAATAGCAGAATCTCTTGTAAAAAAATAGCATCTCATATAGATAAATTAAAAATAACTCGAACAGGAGTTCATAGAATAGAAAAAAGACTTGAGAACCAAGGGGTTATAAAAAGATATGATGTTAACTTAGATTATGGAAAATTAGGAGTGAATATCTTAGCATTTTTTGTTTTAACAATAAAACCAGAGGCATTAATAGCAAGAGATAATTTACTCAAGAATATAGATAAATCTTGCAATCTTATTGGATGCTGTGAATCTGATGATGAATCTATTGTGTTAAGCGGTTTCAGAAATTTATCAGAATTAGAAAGTTATTGTGATAATAAACTAAAGACAATTTATAAGGATTTTGTTGAACTAAAAGATATTTTTATCTTTACTCCAAAAGGCATTATTAAAGAATCTTTTGCTGACTTATATCTTTCTTTATTAGAGTAGTTTTTAGAAAATCTTATTCTTCTTTTCTTTTCTTAATTTTATATCCTGCTCCAGTAAGGACTAATACAATAATTATGCCTATGACCACCCACAACCATGTTAAATTCTTTTCCTTACCGGGTATACCCCCGCTAATTTCTTCTTCTGATTTTTGGGCATCCTCTCCTTCTTGCTCAGAAGAGGGCTCTCCAACTTTTACCTTCTCTGAAATAGCAAAGTAACTAAAAGAAGTTAATTCAATATCATAATAATAGTAATCTGTATCTTCTTCTTTGTAAGTGGTTGTTAATTCATCCCAGTTTTCTGAATTATTATTAAACTTAAACATAGCAATATCTTCTTTAACAAGACTATTATTCAAAACCCATGATTTTTGTACCTGAATTGTTACAACTCCTTTTTTTAATTTATTCTCCAAATTTTTAGCATCTATCTTTAAATATTTATGAACACTGCCTGTTTTTTCTTTTGTTACTTCTGCAGGTTTAGCATCATATTTTATAACAGTTATCTTAACATTCTGGGCAGGATTATTAACTTCTATTTGAATTTCTTTTATTCCAATTGCCTTATCAAAATTCTTCATTATTGTTGCTGCTCCCGGAGTTATCTTTGTCCATGAATGAACTTTTTGCTTGGGTTTTGTAGTTGATGAACCTCCCCCCCCTCCCCCAGAACTTGTTACAGTATAACTAATAGAGGAGCTTGCTGAATTTCCTGCATAATCTGTAACAGTACAACCTGTTGAGAAGGTCCCTGTACTTGATGTTGAAGGATTAGCTGTGTAAGAAGTTGTAGCAACACCTGAAGTGGCATCTGTCCCTGAACAAGAACATGTAATAGTATTGCCTGCTGTTACAGAAGTCGGAGAGCAAGAGTGAGAGACTGTAGGATTAGTATTATCAAAAGTTACATTAGAAACAAGAACAGTATTATTTAAGTTTCCATTAGAATCATTTGCATAAGCAGTTATATTATAAATTCCATCAAGAAAACTACTTGTATTTAAAGTAGCATTCCAAATATTCCCAGAAGGATTTGATGCTGTGTAAGTTGCATTCTGAACCCCTGAACTATTTGTAATATTAAAAAATACTGTATCTACTCCTGATCCGTCTGTAACTGTAACATTTAGAACAATACTTCCTGAATAATTTCCATAGGAAGAAGGATTATTAAATGAAACCGCTGGTGCTCCTGTATCTAACGTAATTGTTCTAGTAGATGTTGAATTTTGTTGGTTTACTGAATCTGTTATTGTAACATTATAAGTGTAATTCCCATCTGAAAGTCCTGTCCAGTTTATTGTTCTTGTTGCATCTGTATAAGTTGTAGAATTTATATTGCTGTTTGTAGAGTTATATAAATTAAAGGTTATATTAACTTCATTTGCCTCTGTAACACTAACATTTAAATAGGTGTTTGATTGAGATAAGTTAGCATTATCCACAGCTGTTCCAGTTCCAAAAGATATAAGAGGATAGGTATTGTCAAGGGTTATTGTTCTAGTAGAAGTGGTGTTAGAATTTCCTGCTGAATCATTAACAGTTATATTATAAGTATAAACCTCGTCAGGTAAACTAGTCCAATTTATAGTCCTTGTTCCATCGGTATATGATGTTGAATTAACTTGTGCTGTTGAGTTGTACAATAAGAAAGTTATTGTGTCTTCGTTTGTTTCAGTCACACTAATATTTATATAAACCCACGTACGTGATATATTATAAGCATTTACCTCTGTTCCTGTTCCATAACTTACTAAAGGATTTGTAGTATCTAAGGTAACAGTTCTAGTAGATGTTGAATTACTATTTCCATATGTATCATTTATAGTTGCATTAAAAGAATATACCCCATCAGAGAGTCCAGTGAAATTAATAAATAACGGAGAGGTTGAAGAACTGCTCGAATTAATCTGGTTGTTGGTCGAATTAAATAACCTTATGATAATTGTATCAATAACGCCGTTGTCTGTTGCAGTTACATTCACCGCAAGATTTGACCTTGAAAGATTTGAATTATCGCTCTCAGTGGGTGAAACAAATTCTATTGATGAAGGGTCTGTGGTATCATTTATTGTAACAGAAATATTTGAAGAATATGATCCGGTTGTATTGGTTGTTGTAACAGTTAGATTATAGGAGCCGGGAGTAGATGCAGTTGCATTAAACCAAAAATATTTCCATGTTAAATTCATAACAAGCCCGTCATTATCCCAGCTTAAAACAGTGCTGGTATTTGTAAAAGTATGGGTTCCTGCATCGGTTCCATTGGAACTTGATAAAAAAGAAAGAGTGTTTGGGATTGTTATATTAACTTGGCTTATATTTGCTGGGGCAGTTGTATCTGTATTATTAACTGTGATATTATAAATAAATCCAACATCTTCATTAACACTGTAAGAAGTTCCTCCTGATGAAGTTGTGATTACATGCGAAGCAAGAACAAAAGATATAGCTAAGATAATTCCAAAAACTAATATTAAACTTGCAAGAGCTATTCGATTATTTTTTATCACACCCATTTTTTATCACACACTTTTTTATAATTATAAATAAGATATCTTTATTTATAAAGTTATTTATAAAAGTGTTTTTAGTTTATAAAACTTGCTGAGTTTTTAGATACTTAGTCGATACCTTAATGATGACTATTCCATTAAATAAAGAATAATACTCTTTATTATGGTAAATTATTCATTATTAAGTTTTGTTTTAAGTGGTGAAAGAAGAAAAACTATTCTTCTATGCCTCGATAAACCAAAAATTCCAAAAGAAATGGCAAAAGAAAATAATATTAGCATTCATAATATTTCTAAAACCCTTAGAGAATTAGTTGATAGGGGGCTAATTAAATGCATTAATCCAAAAGACAAATTCTATAGGTTTTATCAATTAACCAAAAAGGGTAAGGAAATCTTAACTTTTCTTAAGAAAACTTATCCTAACAATATTTCTAAGTTAAGATAAATTTGCAATTGTAATCTCTGCTTTTTCTTCATCACTCTGAATCTTTTTCATAATGTGTTCAAAAATAAAACAATCATCTAATCCTAATGCATTAAACACACTATCAATCAAGAATTTTTCTCTGTTAGCAATATCTACCTTTTTTACAGTTCCTTTTTTTGTAAACCAATTTTCAAAGATATTAACAGAAACAATAAGTTTGACCTCTTGAAATTGTTTAAGTTTATCTTTTGAGATACTTCCTTTAATCTTTTCTGAAATATACTCTCTTAAATCTCGACCTTCTTTCTTGAGATAAAAATGTCCAAATTTATTATGGCCATAGAGATGATTAACAGAGGGTGTCTTTTTATCTATTATTATTTTTATCATTTTTCCTTTTAATATAATTAGAATCATTTCTAAATCCACACTTTTTACAGACTTTTCCGAGAGGCCCTTCTCTATATCTTGAACTGTTGCATTTAGGACATTTTTTCATTTCTATTTTTTATTTATAAAAGGCAAATCTCTAACGCCAAAGATAGCTAAAATAACTCCTACTTGGGCCATTAGTGCCGTGACTGCTGTTCCGGGTTCTATTGAACCTTGAAGCCAACCGCCGACAGTTCCAATAATTGCAGAAAGTCCAACTAATGTTGCACCTATCTTTGTCTTTGATTTATACCATGGTTTTTCACTCATTTTTTCACCTCCTTATTATTCTAATTGAATGTTAGCCTGCTTTGCTATTTCTTGTAATTTCTTTTTTTCTTTTGCAAGTCCATCTTCTCTTTCTTTCAATATTTGCCATTGCATTTTTAATTTCATAACGCTTATTTCAATCTCTTTTTCAAATTTGACAGTTACTACTTCTCCTTCTTTTGAAACATTTTTTATATCCTCTTTTTGTAGTCCTTTCATTTTTTACCCCCCTTTTTCTTTTTGAACATTTCATCATTAAGGTCTCTAAACAAAATTGTTTTTTCTCCAGTCATTCGATTTACTTTGAATTTCTCAATAATTTTTCCTGTCTTTTTGTTTCCTATAACACCATAACCAAACAGAGTCCCAGATTTTCCTAAATCTCCCTCTCCGAGTATTTTTTCCATTTCTTCTTTTGTAATAATTTTTACTGGTGTTTCTTCCATTTTAATAAGGTGCTTGATAGGGGTAATTTCCCGAACCTGTCAAATATTTATATCCATCAGAAGCAATATAACCTAAATGAGTCCAACCAAATTCATCATCAACCCATATGTATCCCTTTTTGCTAGTTCCTGCAAATGTTTCGCCTGTTGGGCCATTACTCCAAGTTGAAGCAAATTGTTTAATATTCCATTTGCACCTATATCTGTATCCATCATTCCCAATCCATTTAAGAGTATAACCAATGCCCGAATCTATCCACATATAACCTTTCTTGGCAGTATCAACATAACTTTCTTGATTCCCAACCATTGTATGCTTCCATCTATTTGCATTAACAAAACATAAATTATTTCCTTCAACCCAGATATATCCTTTTTTTGATGTTGATAATTGACTTGTGCTTGGAACATTGCTAAAAGTAATTGTTGTATCTTGTTGACCCATTGCTCCTGTTCCTGTTGACCAACTTCTAACTCGATAGTTTCCAGCCACATCAACCTCCCAACTTGCAACCCCTTGATTACATCCATACATATATTCTTGCCAATAACCAGAATCCAAATTAAGACTAACTGGGCTTCCATTTGCACAAGTAAACATTAAATTATTATTTTCATCTCTCCATTGAGAATACATATAAGCAGTTCCATATAATGGCCCATCCCAATGCCATCCACAGAAAAATGCAACCAGCTCCCATCCGGGAGAAAATCCTGATAAACTAAAGCTTGTTCCTAATTCATTATAAGTAAAAGGCCCCCTTCCTTCAACCCAATTTCCATCCCAAATTTCTGGCACAGGCATATTAAAATTAGTTTTCCACCAACTGAAAATATTATTACTACCGCCATCTTGATCTATTCCCTTGCAAACTTTATGATACATATAAGACATTTTTAGTAAAGGTTTGTTCCAACAGGTAATTTAAATTTTCCAATACCATATATTTGACAATTATTCATATCGATATTGCCATTTATTTCAAGATCTGCTCCAAGAGTCCCGTTGCTAGGCCAGATATTAATAGAATATCCTGCAGGAGACCATAAACTAAGAGAACCTTGACCTTGTAAATAAGTAATATCTGTGATGTCATAACCATTCATATCTAAATCTTGTGTAGCTGAATGGTTGCCTAAATTATCTCCCCCGCCTTGAGTGTCAACATAATATTTTGTTGCAACATCTTGATTAGAGACAGGGTTAGGGCAGTTCTTAAGTCTATAATTATTAACGCCATCTATGTGTGCACCTAAAGAAACAAAACCTCCTATGCCCGGCCATAAATATATATTATAAGCTCCTGTTGTCCCTATTGTCAATGCAGTATCTGTTGCAATTTGTCTAACATAACTTAAAGAATATCCTTTAAAATCTATATCCCATCCTGAAATATCCCAATCGGCTCCAGCGACAGAAGTGCTTATATTTTGATTAGCATATTCATCATAAAACTGGTCATAGGTCTGTAAATCATTTGCCTTTTTCTCTAACTCTGCCAATATTTGATCTATTCCTCTTTCAATTGTACTATAGGCCTTATTTGTAACTTGAAGAGTTAAAAACTCTTGACTATTTCTAACTCCTCTCTCCATCGAGACTATTCTTACTTCTTCATCACTTAGGCCTTTTGTTGAAGAATTTAAAGTGACTACATCTCCTGCAACCAAATTTTTAGTCGGATTAATCACATCAAACTCATAAATTTTCACAGGGTCTTTCCACTTTGCAACTAATTTGTCAGCCAGAGTGTTTGCTTCATTTACTGTTGTGACTGATGGATCATTGTAAATTTTTCTAATTATTCCATAAGTTGATTTGCTTGTTGCATCTTGACCATGTCCCGTATCACTTTTAATTCTGGTATTTCCTTCTCCCTGTCCATAAACTCTAACGTCATTTGCAATAGGATAACTTTGTCTAACTGTAAGGTCTTGAATTTGAACTCCATCGTTTAATGTTGCTACACTTGTTGAAGATCCTTTATGGTCTAAAATATCAACTTCTGTATTTGCATAATCAATTCCTATGTCTTGGGCTGTTCTTTTGATCAAACTTGATAATGCATTCCATAAGCTTGAAGTTTTTTCTATTCTAAAATCAAGATTTTCTCCTGCCTCAATTGTTCCCTGACTAAATTTTGTACTTTCCCCAATTATATGGCCTGCTATTGTTGCGCTTGCTGTATTTGTATAAGGAGAACTTTCATAATCTCCGTTTTCTTTTGTTAACCAAACTTCATTACCCAAAAGATCTGCTGCAATTCCTCCAGCATCTAAAAAACTTATAGCATTAATTATTCCATGAAATTCTAAGGGTCCATTCCTGTAAATGTAAACCTCTGATCCAATTTCAAAAAGGCTTCTTTTAACTTCTCCTGTCCCAGAAATTTTTAATTGTCCATCGTTATGACTGTTTAATTTATCAGAATAAGAAAATCCTGCATTTGCTATTACTGTGCCTTCTGTCCCTGATGTGTTTTTTACTTTTATTATATAGGTTCCCATTATGCTGTATAAGCATCTCTAAACTTAGCAGTCCAACCTGCATTTAGATTGCTTAATGAAAGTGTTGAGGTTGATGCCCCAGATGATAATTGCAAAAGTCCAAGTCCATCTGTAACAGAAACTGCGCTTGTTTGTGTTCCAGCAATAGTTGTATAGTTATACTCTGTCACATAAATGCCACTCCCAGAATCAACCATCTCAACAAATTTAATTACAACTGTTTGGCCTGTTGTTAAAACACTCGCAGGAATTGTAATTTCATTTCCAAGTCCATCACTTACAATAACTGGATTGGATCCATTTGTTACAACTCCTTGAATTTCTTCTATAAATGTGGTTGCATTACCATCATTTGTTTCATGACTTCCACCATTTGTGTAAGTTGTTTGAGTGTTTGAAAATAAAACCCCAACAATTGTTTGAAAATTAGCAACATAATCAATAAAGTTTGTCCTGCCACCAGTGTGAGTTTTTTTAACATTATTTCCAACTCCTAAATAAAATTTATCTGATTCCCAATATAATTTTTTTAATTTTTGTGTTTCAGAAAAATGCTTGCTTAAACTCTGATAGTTTGTGTTTTTATTTACTCCATAAAAATTTCCTGTGAGAATAATCATTTTAGGTGCAATCCCCCCTCCACTTACAAAATAATGATATCTCTGATAATCTACATTTGTAACTGTATAGTTTGGCACTAACTCGTCATCAAAAGTGTTTGGATTATTTGGAAATGTGAATGTGTCTGCACTTCCTGAATAATTTTCTATTTTCATTACCATTATATTGTGTACATCATGTCTAGCTCCGATTTATTCCTAGACCATTTTTTTAGATTTTGATGAAATTTCCATTCATTATATTCTTGTAATTGCTTATCTAAGAATCCGGGTTTCCCAGTAATTTCTCTTTGATAGGTATTAATCAATGGTCCAATCATCAATCCTGCTGCAGTTCCACCAACCGCTAATCCACCAGCAACTCCTGAACTTAATCCTCCGCCTGTCAAGACCCCCCCCATCTTGCTTCCCAATCTTGCAATCCATGAAATAATTGAAGATACTGCTCCCCCTATTTTTGTTGCTAAACTTCCAAGTTTGGTCCATACACCTCTAAATATATTTCCTAATGAATCCCATCCAGTCCAAGCTACTATTCCTTTCATCAATCCAAAAAACCCAGCCCATGCCTTGAAAACCCATCCCCCTACTTTGACTACTGCTGTTGCAATTGCTAATCCTGTAATAGAATTAATAATCCCTCTAAATAAATCAGGATGTCCATCAACCCAGTTCGCTAATCTCTCCAATCCTTTTGAAGCAGCTTCAAAAGTTGGTTTCATTGCTTCTCCAGCCGCAAATTTCAAGTTCATCATAGAAATTTTGATTTTTGCCATTGCGCCAGCAACTGCCGGAGCTCCTTTTGCCAGTGCAACCAATGCTCCTGTCCCAGCAATTGCTAAACCACCAAATATTGTAACTAGCCTCTTTCCCCTCGAGGTCATTCTTTCAAAATCAGAACTTACTCCCTTGCTAGTTCTCTCTACATATTTGAAGCCTTTTTCTATTCTAATAAGACCTCTTTCTATTTCAGCTGTCTGAATGCTTCCTCCAATTTGAATGCTTCCTACTTCAACCATTTTAATACCTCATCCTCGCCATCATATCTCTAACTTCCACTTCTCTCATCGCTTTTGAGTCTATGGTGTCTTTGATGTCCATGATATCTTTTATGTCTCTCATTTGACATTTCCTGAATTCATGCGGACTTATCCCCTGCTCAAAAAACTTATATTTGAGCCATAACATTCCCTCTGCACTATTTTCAATTATGAAACCCATCTTAGAATTAGCTGTCTGGATTTTCAGTTTTAGTTTTTTTTTAATTCTGAATCTGGAGAATCTATATCATTTATTTTCTTCATAATATCATCAAAAGTTCCGGGTTTTAATTTACCAAAAACAGTCCATCTTTCTTCTCTTGTTAGGTCTTTCCATTCTTTGTCAAGTCCTGTTATTTTCTTGATAAGTTCCTTGTTGTAAGGAACTCCAATCAGGTTTCTTATTTTGCATTGCGTGACTTTTTTGAGGTTCTGTTTAGGTTTGCCATCAACAATTTCCAAATAATCATCAGCCCATTCAAGCTCATCATTTGCAGTTGTAGGTTTGTATTTGAATTTCTTTCCTTCTATTTCAAACTCAATAAGTTCTTCTTTCACAAAATCTTCTTCAAATTCCATTTTTAATAATCATCATGTTGATCCTTGGCAACGATTGATAATGATTTAATTGTTCCAGCCACATCTGCTACATTAATTCCCTCGATATTTGTTGAACTTATCGCTGAATTGAGATATTCGTCTGTAAATGTGAAAACCACAGTATCATTTGTTCCTCTTATAAATTCTAGTTTGTTTGTTCCGGGAACAGCAACTTGGGCAATCCAGTCATCTGTAAAAGTGCTGTCTTTAAGATTAACATTAAATCGGCAAGTATGCCTGCTTGTTTTTGGAACGGGTTCACCAATTTCTTGATCAAGTGTAGCATTACAATATCTCGAATCATTTTCATCAACACCATTATCAATAGTTAATTCACCATTATTCAACTCCACAATTTCCACACCATTATGTGTCCACTTAGCCATACGAAACTGGAAAGCTTGATCTGTTTCAGCTGATACAGATGTGATGCTTGTTCCTTTTGATAAAGATTTTGCTAAACACTCTGCAGTAACTGTAATAAATCCATCTGTTGCACCTGTTCCATTTGCAAAATTAATTACAAGATTTGTTATGACACAACCAGTCAGTGTGAGAACTTCATTTACTGCTCCTCTTTGAGCTCGTTCAAGAGTAAAAGATTTCACTGCATCTGTTTTTGTAAAAGTGTGTTGATAATAAGTAGTCTGATTTGTATTTGTAACAGAACCGTGTTTGCAATATCTCAAAAACTTCCAATTTGTAGGATTAAAAGTAAGAGTAAATTTGTAACTTAATGGACCTTTTTCTAATGAATCAACATCCCTTGAATCTGCACCAGCGGTTAAAACTTCCTGCCAATTAGGATTAAAGTCAGGAGTAAACACCACATTTTTCCCTACGATAAAACCATCGTTTGCCATTGTTTTTGCTCCTAAACTAGCCCAGCTATCTTCTTCACACATTGCAATTTGTTCTCTTTTTCCTAAATACATTTCTACCATTATATCTCACCTACATTGATTGTGTTCATTTCCATCTGGAAAATTTTATGATGAACTTGTAATTCTTCATTAAAAGGAAGGTCTTGCAAATGACCCGGATTATAGTTGTATAAAGCAGGATGCAACTCGTCAACACTTGATCTAAATACCTCTATGACTTTTAATCCAATATATTCAGCTAACTTATCCCCTTCATATTTTATGCTATCTATTGTTGAAACATAATCCTCTGTTGCCCAAACATCTATTTGAAATGAAATTATAGTTTGAACATCAGAATTATACTGGCCTACTCTTGCCCCTGTTCCATCTATAATTAGAATATTTAATCTAGGAAAAGAAGTCTTGCTTAATGTTGTTAATGGCTTATCTGGATAAATCCAATTTGATGTCCCATGTTTATAAGAAATATCAACATTATCTGTTCCTCCTGCTGTTGCAGAAAAAAAGATGACTTTTTCATTTTGAAAATCAATATAATAATCTTTCCATTTAACTTGATCTGCTCCGTCAACAGTCACGCTTGTTATTGCTGATACTTTTCCGGAAGGAGGAGTTAATGAGAATTCTGTTCCGCCTCCGTCAAATTCTTCTGTATTTGAATCTTCTGCACGTGAACGTGGATCTGTTAAATTTTTTCTTAGAAAGTCTACAATTATATTTTTTGGACTTATTGTCGCCATTTTACCTCTTGGATTTTACTAGGTCTCTTGACCTAATAGAACTAAGAATTCTAAGAAGCTTATAAACAATATTTCAAAAATTTTAAATATTCTTTTCAAATACTACTTTCACCTAAAATTCTGTCAAAATGAATCTTTAATTTTTTATATTTTACTTGCTCTAAAGCAGGCCTCATAAACGGTTGAGCATTTGTTCCCTCTCTTTGAATCTTTTGAGATACTGCACCTGCTGCATCTTCATCACCAAGTTTTCTTTTAGCCCATCCCTTTAATGCTTTTTCGCTTACAAAGTGAGGAGATGTCCCATATTCTACATCGCCGGCATAATTTACAGTTGCAATAAGAAGATATTGAGTGCTCCCGGGAGAAGAAGGGAATAATTTTATAGAATTTATTAATCTTCCAGTATCAACAGGAGCTCCTTGTTTTGCTATTTTCTGCATATCAACCATTGATCTAAATAATACTTTCTTTAATTTTTCATTTACATCCTTGTCTTTCAAACTAAAACTTACAGTTATTCCAGTCATTTTAAGAATCCAACCCGATATTTTTTAAAACAGATGATATAAAAATTGCATTACTTCCTATTTTTCTATTTCCAAGAATTGTTTCAACCCTCCATCTTTTGCTTGTACTTGTCTCTTCAATAATATCTCCTTCATCAAGATTAACACTCCCGCTGACAAAGAACTTGACATTTCCTGAAACTGCAAAACCCATTTCTCTTACATCTCTATCTTTTTCAGTGATCTTCTGCATTATACCTTGAATTGATGTTGAGGATTCACTTACAGCAGTCTTTCCCCCCATAGTATCGAGGGTATCAGTTACCTTAATTAGATTAAAAGTTCCGCCAAGATCAGTTAACGGGCCATTCTCAAAATCAGCGCTTGTTATTGTTGCCATCAGAATATAGCCGGTCTTTTACCCACTTTTTTAAGAATCTCTTGAGCTTCTCTCTGCAATTGTAATGCAGTTTCTCTCCACTGAGTATAAGGCTCCCCCTTTTGAACATGAAATTCTCCAAGAGTATATCCAGTAATATCATCAAAAGATTCTCCAACAACTCTTGCAACAAGAGCAATGCCTGAAATAATTCTCATTAATTTTTTAATAATTTCATTTACGTCTAATTTAATAACAGTGCTTCCACTTTCATGACTGAAACTTAAATTATCAACAGTGATCTCTCCAGATGCAACCGCAGTTATTTTTGTAGCTTCTTTGTTCCCATCCATACCATAAATCTCAATCCATTCATTAACAGCAAATCCCTGCTCATTTACTACACTTAAAGCAACAGATGATCCAGAACTTGAATCAGCATCGGTTGTTGTTTGAGTATTTCCTTCTTCCAACCACCCATGAATATATTTAATTCTTATTCCTTGAGGTTTTCCTTTAAACCTTGTTTCTTCCGGAGACCCTTCAGAATTAAGTTCTAATTTTCCGCTTTGTTTTGTAATAAAAATATTTCCATCAATAGTTATTGCTGTTCCGTCAATTTTCAATTCTCTTAAAGCTAAAATAGGATTTTTCATAACAATAATCGTATTTGTATTATTCCCATCTAAGACATCTATTCTTTCTTTTGGGGTAAATGAGGCATTAAGATATTTTTCTACTTCTGCTTCTGCCTCAGCAATAGTTGCTGTAACATCAGGATCAGATACTAGACTAGTTGAAGTAACTCCACTTATTCTCCTAACCTCTTCAACTGTTGTTAAGCTCATTTTATTGATGCAACGATTAATCCCGTTACTAAACTCCCTAGAATTGTGATAATAATTGTGGCCCATCCGGGCAGTCTTTTAGAATAATGGTTTACTAAATTATTGACATCTTTTCTAATGCAACGAATATCTTCTTTTATGTCATCAATCATAATTCGATTTTCTCTTGCAAGAACATTATTTTTTGGTGCCATAGTAATCTCGAAGAAGTTTTTCTATATCATCTCTAAATGGAAGGGGTTTATTATCAGCTATGGCGTCCACTAATTCTTTCTCGCTCTGATAGACTTTAAGAATATCTTCAGCAGTTTTTTCACCGATTCCTTTAATTTTTTGAAGTGTCTTCCGAAACTGACTTTTTTCTTTTTTTTTAGAATCCTCAAACTGCTTAGTTTCCACTTCTTTCTCTCCAGCCTTGCCTTTTGTCACTTTCTTAGGCGTGAACCCATAAGCAAGACCAACAGATTGAGGCAATTTGATAGATTCACCAGTTCTTACAGTCTTCCAAACATAGCCATTAGGATCTGTTTGTCTAACCTTGACATCTTTGTTCTTATTAACAAATTCCATTTCAAGATTCTACATTAACAAATACAACAACTTCATCATTTTGTGTTCCTGATGCAATAGTCAACTTCAATCTTCCATGCACAATAAAATGTCCATAAACAGCAGTATCTCCGCCCTCAGTATCGCTTAAATCCAAAGCAGTTCCAGTATTATCTTCTAAAGCAACTCTCGGATAAACGACAGCATCAGTGCTTGCAGAAGCTAAATCAAGTATTTTTTGACTTACACCTTCTTGGCTGTCAATGTCAACAGTGCAGGCATTTGAAGGATAATTCACTTCAACAGACAAAATCTTCCCATTTATAAGTGGGCTGTAAGCTGTTGCTGTGCCAGTTCCATCTAATGCGCCCGATTCTATTCTGTATTGTCGTATCATTTCTGTTTTTCTCCTTTCATTTATTTATGACTAATTAGGGTTTAGTCAAACCCATTCAAAAAATAAAAAAATAAATTAATCAATGTCCACTTCAACGCCGGTGATTGCAATATCACATGCTACATTCAGCCCTGTTGTACCAGTTACCTTAACGTAATACTGAAAGTCATCAAGTATTCTTTCATCAAATCCTGATTTTTCAGCATCAAGAGCTGTATCTGTTGTAACAGAAACTTGGGTAATAGCACCAATAGAGCTGTCTGTAACTGCACCAGCTCCTTTTGTAACCTTTCTCAAATCAGCGTCAACAACTGTTGCATTTGTTGTTGCTCCAAGAGCTCCAAGAATCCTAAATCCCTTAATCTTCTGATCCTTTTTAAGACCGGTGATCGGAATTGTAAAGATTTTTGTGCTTAGGTTATTCGCCAGCGTAATTGTGCCATTTCCAGAATGCACCCAACCCGAAGCTGTAACAACTTGATGAATGTTATGAAAGTGAATATTATTGTTAATCACTTTATCGAAGCCCATTTTGATTTTCAAAATAGACAACTATTCACCAACCGCGATGATTGTTCTAGCTTCATTTGCTGTTGCGCCACCTAAGGTTATGGTCGTTCCATATGCACCAGTTCCCAAAGCTGCTGTATCAGTTGCACTAGACGCTATTACAAAACATCCGTTCTTGTACAGTGAAGAAACATCAATTGTATCTCCATTATCAGCAGTTGCAGGGGTTACTATCTTTACAAGCTTCAATGCCCCGACATCTGTGTTGGTCACAGTACAATCGTTTAAACTTATAGCTGCCATGTCTTTTTGTCCTCCATTTTAATTTTTGTTTGCGTTATTTTTTCTCGTAAAACAAAAAACAAATTTTTGAAAACTAAAAAATAACAAAAAAGTTTTACGCAATGTTGTCAATAAAACTATTGAACGTGGGTGCTCTCAAAACGAGACATTCGTAAATTTTCAGCATAAACTTTTGACTATCATTAGTTTTCGCTAATTCTTCAAAAGTTATATCCAAAAGAACTCTCATCTCAATCCAATCAGTGTCTAAGAAATAAATCTGCTTAGAACCTGAGGTATTTGATAAGAATCTGCTTGGAATTACTGGAATATTTCCGACCATTGTCTGCAATACAAGAGTTGCACTTACACCAAATGGCAGTTCTGCACCTGCTCTCATATCAGCTGGGCTGTATCTGAAAGTATCAATCATTATTGTCCTTATGTCCTGTAAAACAGAACTAGAAGCAACAGCGATCTTAGGTCTTCCACCATTATCAAATGCTGTTCTTGCGGTTGTTTCGATATCGTCCCAAGTTAGAGCTGCACTACTAAGATCATTTTGGTTAGTTGTACTTTGTTGCACAACAATACCATCATATTCAGTAGCATCGCTTGATGAATCACCATTGATTATCAAGTCCTCTTCCTTTTCCCTCAAAGACTGAGCTTTGACTTGTACTTCAAGTTGTCTTGCATTTGGAGCTGAAGCAGGTGAGAAAGGATTCTCTCCTAAACCAGACCCAGTTGACAAAAGACCTTGAAGTATGAAAGACGGATATGCTGCTTGACTTGGACCAGTAACTCTACCAACTGCATATACAAATTTGATAGCTTTGCTAACTCTGACATAAGTGTCATTTGTTTCAGCCATAACTGCATCTTCTGCCGCAGTAAATGCGCCACCTTTTGCAGTTAACCTATTGAAGTCTGCTGTAAGCCCCATGTTTGATACACGAGGGATTAACTCAACTAATGGAGTTTCTTTTCTAGTTATGTCAACAATTCTTGGGTCTAAAAAAACCGGAACCATTGCATTACCAGCTGTTCCACTTCCACCAGTGCTTGTAGTAAGAGCTTTCATACCCTTGCTAAAAAGCCCCTTCAAATTAGCCCTTCCATCAACACCTTTCCAGTGGTTAATGTATTGCGTCTTATCAGGCAAGTAACCAAATGAGTGTGAGTAAGTTGATTTTAAATCAATACTTGGCATCTCATATGTCCCTACTTGGCCCGCTTCTAAATCTTGATAACTCATTTTTTAGATAAGGTCAAGAGGTTCAACAGCTTTCTCTTCAACATTAGCATCTTTTGGTTTTTGTTCTGAGATAGCTTTCTGAACAGGCTTGTTAAGTGCTTTCTCAATGTTCGCAACAGATTTCTCTAATGCATCTAACCTTGATTTCACTTCAACACCATTCAATTCATTGGCCTTTTTCTCAGCGCTACCTTCTTCAGATTGCTCTTCAGTTTCTTCCTGAGTTTCTGATTCTGCATTGCTTTGAGACTCGTCGTTTGTTTCTTCCTCTGGCATGTCCTTCATCCTCCTTTTTAATTTTATTTTATCTCCTGAATCATTCAAAGATTTCAAAGATTTCAGAAAAACATTAGTCATTGAAGCCCCCGGATTAATCGGGTTTCCTGTAAGGGCCACATTAAGAAGGTTCATACCATCCAATAATCTCACCAAAGAACCATCTTTCATATTTTTTTTAACAGATTTAGTAGGAACAAAAGCTATACTGAAAGCATCATAAAATCCTTTCTCAACATTTTTTTTAATGTCTAAAAAATTCATAACAACATCACCTTTAGAATCAAATTTTTTCCAAGTATCGTTAAATTCCCATCTTACTTTAACACCATTCCTTTCCCCATCCTTAATACGCGCAAAGTCAACAGCTTTTGCCAAAGTCATACGAGTTTTATTAATCTCCATTTCAAGATCAGTTTCCCCTCGAAAAGCTTCATGTTCAAAATCTAATTTTATAACTCTTGATTTCATCTGATTCATCATACTGTCAAGAGCTCTGTCAGTTACAACATCATCAACTAAATCTCTCTCGGATGTAGAAATAAACCCTTCGGCAATAAACTTTTTTTCACCCTTCTCTTGAATTTCTCCAAAAGCAATAGGGTCTGAATAAACTGTAAATACCTCTTGTTTCATAGAGATAAGAACTATATTTTACTTAAAAACAATATTTCAAAAATTAAGAATATTCTCAAAAAATGGAAGGTTGATTATTGGAAAAATCCTCCAGAGCCAAAAGCCTTGACATAACAAGTTCTGTCAGTATATCTATAAGTCCATCCAGAAATTTTAACTCCATTGTTGATTGTAAATGTTCCAGTCCCAGTCATATAAATATTTGATCCGTCAATCGTAACATCAGAACTTATTACACAATTATCTGAGCAGTCAACATTCCAATTCCCACCAGTATAAGTACAACTATCTTCTGCGCCCCCAGTCGTCACGAATGAAAATATATCACTATAATTTGTTTTTTCAACTCCATCCCAAACATAATATCTCCATTCAATCAATGCACCCACATCTGAAGTAACTGTATGACTACTGTTGCTCCAACAATCAGTTTTAGAATCATTTGTACAATCTCCTGTTACAAAAGAAATTTCTGATTCATTAAACCATTCTTGCTCTGTAAACATGCTAACCCAAATTCCTGTCCAATTAATTACATCTGATTCATTTGTTGTTGAGTTATAATCTATATACCTTGCAGAAATTCTCGCATTTCTATTTGCATCAGTTTCCCAACCGGTAAGAATTGATGCTGTTGTAGTTGTTATTGAGAAATTCTGATTATCTCCATTAACAGAAAAATCTCCTTCATCTAGCCAATCACTCCCGTTATAAATTTCAAGCCACAAAGTTGCATTATTATTTCCATTTTCCTCTGACCCTGAATTATTGTAATAAGAAACATAAACAGTTGTTGTTATGTTTTTAACTTCATCATATCCTCCAGACAATACATTAGAATAAGTAATTGCTGTTTTGTTGGCCTCGTTATCTTCTACTCCCCCTCCTGATGTAGTTACATTAATTCTATCTAATGCAATATCGCTTGTATAGCCTGTGCTTGTTCTTGTATAATTAAATCTTAAAGTTCCTGCGCCTGTTAAACTTGATAAATCAATACTTGTAAAATTCCAATAGTCATTACTTATGTCATGCATCTCCCATAATTTTACCCAAGAGCCAGTGCTGTTTTCTTCTAAATATAAATCGTCAATAGTAGCACCATATGCATCAAAATAAAATTCTATTTTTTCACCAGAACTAGAATCATAATCTAAAGTTGTATTAAAATAAACTAAGGCAATATCTCCAGTGTCATAACAATTTCCTGAGGATGATTCTACAAAAATAAAATAAGTGCCAGCACCTCCAACCCCCCCACTTTGAGGACCTGTGCTACTAGAAGGTGTACTTGTTCCCCTATCTCCCCATGCGTCTGCATCTGGACAGTTTATTCCTTGATGTACTGCCCAATGACCAAAATCGCTTTCAAAATCATCATAATATTCTGAAGGGGTTCCTCCCTCACCAGATTGACCTTCTTCTGATTGAGTTCCTGATTCTTGATCTGATGAAGAATTATCTAATGTCCAGTTGCCTCCATTTCTCCAACTAAAAATATATTTGTCAAGAACTATGTCATCCTTCCAGTTAAGACTAAATAATATATTTGTATTAGCAGTTGTGTCATTTGTAGAGTTTGAACCAATTATCCACCAAGGATTAAATGCGTCTGCAATGTATTCATCACTTAAAGCAAGATAATCAATTGCTTCAGATACAACATCCCCCATATCAAGAGAGTTGTCACAAATTCCATTCATATTTGAATCTGCACAATCAAGATAATAACCTCCTGTAGAATTATAATAAACATTTCCCCCTATATCTGTTCCATTTCCTACAATTCTTCCACCTGCTTGTTGTGAAGTATTATAAGGAATATCTGCTCCTGATGATGAATCTACATAGGGAGCTCCATTACTTTTATTAAAAATATTATTATAGATCACAGTGCTGTCTGCATCTGCTCCTTCATAAATAACATAATCTGTTCCAGTCACAAATGTATTGTTAATAATAATTATATTTTGGGCTCCTGCATAAATAGTTGAAGTAAATGAATTATTAATAACATCAACTCCATTTCCATAAGAATTTATAGTAAGATCATATCTTTGTGTATTATAAAATTGATTATTTTTTATTAATCCATTAAATGAATCTCCACCATCATAGGCAATTCCATCATATGTATAATTAAAAATACTGTTTGTAATGTTTAACCCATCTGTTAAATAAATAAGAAGTCCATTTTTTGCATCCCCTGAATATCCCTTAATGGTCACATTGTTTATAACAGAATTATCTGCATCGCAAAAAACAATTAATTCAAAATCATCATTTTCAATTGTTTGGCTTGCAGAATCTTTGTAGGTTATTGTGCCAGTGATACCCCCTTTTGAATCCGTAATATTCACGTTTGTAAATGAATGGCCGTCACAATGGCTTGCTACTGAAGGAGACATATCAAAATCATACTGAGAATTATTATAAATTTTTGAGTTTGAAACATCAACATCACTTATTTGATCTAATTGAAGTCCAGTGTAAGTGTTATCATAAGTTGTTAAATTAATAATATTAATATTGGCTATTCCTGAATAAGGATATCTAAGGACCATCCCTCTTGGCCCTGAATAGCTTAACACATTTGTAAAATTAAGCCCTACTGAATCATAACTTCTAAAATTTTGTGTGGTCGCATCATAAAGTATCAAATCTGTAATCTTTCCATTATCTCCTTCATAATAATATATTCCGTAAGTTGGATCATTATCTCCATCTACTGTAATGTTTTTATAAACTCCTAAATCAGAAGTATATGTATATATTCCATATGTTCCTGCAGACCATGAATAAAAATTTGTGACATTGAGATTATTTGCATTTCTAATATCAAGAGCATACGTTGTATCATCGACAGAACAATCTAAAATTGTCACATTTACATCTTGGCCCGTAGCCCTTCTCACATAAATAGCAGATCCAGTTGAGGTTCCATCAATTTTGTAACCATCACAATCAAGAACGACATTATTTGCACTAATATTTAAACAAGGTGTTGTCCCCATAGTAATCGTTTGGTTTAATGTATAAGCCCCACTTGCAGTAATATCCATACAATCATCTATTTCTGGATCGAGAACTAAGTCAAAATCCTGTCCCATTAAACTAATATTAAAATTATTCTTTGCTTTAAGTCCTCTCCAAAGTTCTGTATCAAATTGCAGTTTTATACCAATTACAGAATTTGCTGAAACCTGATCCAAATTGCTTAAAATTAAAGGTTGCCAATCTGTAAACTCATAATCTATAATTTCTTCTTTGCAGATACTTTGAAAATAATCTTCTTCTTTTGAGATATCATCTATTTCCCTTGCCCTTTCAATAGTCATATTTCTTTCCTTTTCTGATTCTTTTTCTATGCAATCCCAATCAAGAATCTCTTTTTGAACTTTTGTAAAATTTGTTGAATATTCTAGTTTAAGGTTCTGAGCTGCTCTATCAAATGGAATATTTATCTTTTCTTTGTCAAACTTATATGTTTGATTAAGCCCATTTTCTATTATAATTATAGTATTACAGTGTTTTTTTCCGTCTAAACCCCAAGTGCATTTAACTGAATTAGGGGAGGCTATTGAGAAGTTGCTTAAAGAAGTTTTTTTATAATTTGCATTTTTATTAATATCTGTTTCATCAGAGAATCCTTTCCAAAGAGGATCTAATTCTCCGCCTTTTGCTCCAAATGTCCACTTAATTGTATTTCTAGGATCTTTCTTAATTCCAGCCAGCTTGAATTTCGTTGTTGAATATCTCTTAAACCTAAAATTATAAACCCTGTCTGCTCTTGGTTTTGTTTTATTAGTAAAATCGACGCATCTCCAATCTTCAAATCCTAGTCTTTGGCCGTTCTTTAATTCACAAGCGCATTTTCCTGTAGCACTGCACCTTCCATCAGGTACAAATAACGCCCAATCTTTTATCTCAGGGCTAAAATTAAGTTTTACTTGATCCTTTGAATAAATATCAACATTATACATTGTAGGATTTCTCACTTCAAATTCTGAAATACATGGATTCTCATATGTTCCAAGGCAAGTAAAATTTCCAGTCAAGTCATTAATTTCAAATCCAAATTGAGTTTGTAAAAGAAGGAAGAGGCCTATGATTGTTGTAACACTTGCTGCTATTCCACCACCTATTTTCAACCATCTTCTGCCTGCCATTTTAAGCGCATCCTATTGATTGGATAAGTGTGCCTGCACAATAAGTGTTTAAACAAGTACCATTCCAAGATTCTTGACAGGCGCCAATCGTAAGATTATTTCCTTGTGTGATATTTATCCCTGCACTAAAAAATTGCTCTTCTGAAAAAGTATTTGATTCATTTATGTAAGCAACATTTGCATCAGTAATATATCCTAATCCTATAATCCAATCATAAATTTGATCTGCTGTTGACAAATGTGTTGTATCCCCATCACTTGGAGTTGCAATTGGCACATCACCTATTTCATCCCAGTCAGCACTTACTCCAATATCATCAGTAAAATTAGAAAGGTGAGTATATAATGGAATTCCTGTCAACCAACTACCATCTCCAATAAAATAATCAGCAGTTACATTCCCGGAAAACCATCCTGCTGTCCATCTCCTAGAAGAATTTCCAAGAGGAAACATATCATCTGTTTCTGGAACCCATCCTGCTCCTACGTCAATGTTATCTCCTTCCAAGGCCCACAATCCATCAAAGTTAAGAGTTCCATAAAGATCAAGACTGCCATCTATTTGGGCTGATCCATATGCTTGAAAAGATTGCATAAAAAGTGTATAGGGAGAAATATTCACATTTCCAATGGCTCCGGAATAAGGGACATAAGTGTTGTTTAATTCTGATTCATTAGCATATAGACTGCATGTTCCTGTTGTGCATCCTCCTGTTAAATATTTCCCGGGTGTTAAAACTCCTTCAATATCTCCTGCTCCGGGAGTTCCAGTTTCATCATCAGCACAATACCATAAACTTGATGTTGCGTTCCACTTGGCTATTTTATCAGCAGAGCAACTTAAAGAATCTAAAGTGTCATTATCAACATCATCAGAAAATCCAGATGGAACACTTGTCAAGGAACTCCAAATACCATCAAAATCATTACTCTCATTTTTATCCCATCCTGAAGTTTCAGAATCATAAATTATCCCCGAGCATGATCCATCTCCAGAACAGTTGCCTATTGTTGTATCATCTAACCATCTATTATCTCCAGTTGTATTAAATAATACTGTCCATAAATTAGGATCACTTTCAGAAGTCAAATAACTTTGAGCAATTACCCAATTAGTTTCATTATAAATTGAGCATACATTAATTATTTCTGCATCACTTCGATTAGTGTCTATTGTGTGTGCTCCTATGACAAAGCCCAAACCTTCAATATTGGAAGTTGTGTTAACAGACTCGATTAAACTTGTTTCATTATAGCGTTGATCTGTTGCATCCAATTTTGCATTTATTGCAGTTGTATCATTATAAACACTTGCAACTGAAAGTATATCAGCGTCGCTTCTATTTGTATCCACTGTGTGGGCTCCTGTGACAAAACCGAATGCCTCTATAAAAGCCTGAATAACACGATTATCTATCAAGGTATTTATTTCCGCATCAGTCCTATTCGTATCTGCAGTATGTTGTAAGTCATCAATTTGGCTTTCCGTTAAGTTAGTCAATAAACTCCCATCCCCGATAAATTTATCAGCAGTAATATTATAATTACTTATATTAATATTATCAAAAAGGTCTATATCTGCACTCACAAAAGGCACAGCTAATAAAACTAATGCTAGTATTCCTATTAAAATTTTATTTATCACCATTGTTGTCTTTTCACCCCATCAACCCACAACTCTAATTTTCCAGTTGCAGAATTATAAAGCAAATAAGTATCGCCACTTTCGCCATCAAATCTAAACTTAACATCCTCGGCAACATATGTAATCGAGCTGACTCCGGCTTCCAAAGTAACATTAATCACATCTTCACCTATTGCCACATTTATTGTTTGATCTGTCATGATGTTCTCACAGTTATATCCTGTTTAATTTTGAATATACCAGATAAAACAGTTGTAACCAAACCTGTTGAATCTACTAGTTGAAAATCATAATAGTAATTTCCAATCTTAATGTTTGTATCCGAATTTGTTAAGACAATTTGGGTCTGCCCATTAACAGCATCAACATGAGATGACTGATCTTTTGATATAACAGCATCCGAATCTTGATCAGTCTTATTCGATTTTACTGTAAAGAATATAGTTGATCCTGTTAGGTCAATTGCATTTCCATCTGCATCTGTAAAATTCAAGTTCCATGTTTTATCATCCCCCCTATATGCGCTTATTTCAGTCATCTTCAAAATTATACACCATGGTGCTCCTGCAATTTACATGAGCAGGCGGTGAATCGAACTCCTGTTTAGTTTGTGAATCTAAGAATTTTTCATTTAATCCAACTGTTTTTCCATTCAATCTTTTACATAAAGGAGAAGTATGATCATCGTTAGCAGAAAGCCAAGTTTTAGTCATTTTCTCTCCACTTTTTTTCATAGCTTGTAATTGACCTTGATTTTCAGCTCTATTAGATTCTGTCCGAGCTATCATCATAGATCTGTTTTCACCTACATCAAAAACTTTCTTCACTCGGTCTTTCAATTGCTCAATAGTTTCAGCATTGATAAAACCCCTTTCTAATTCTTGTCTTAAATCTTCAGCAATTTCTTCAGTCATTCCTTTAAGGTTTTCAAAAGTATGTTTCTTTAAAATCTCAAGAGCTTCTTTATTCATCTCTAAATTTCTCTGAAGTCGATCCTCTGATTTGTCCCAACCCTTTGTAAATAATTTTTCTATTGCTGGATCACTTAATGTTTTTATTCCTTCAAAAGTCAGTAATTGATTAACAAATTTTACAACATCCTGAACACTTTTTAATTGGCTAATCTGATCTTTTCCTTTTTCCTTCTCCAATAGCTCGACTATTTTTCTCTCGTTTTTCTTCATTAATTTTTTAAGATAAACTTCTAATTGCTCACCTTCTTTTGGAAATAATGCGTCTGCTCCAGAAGTTGATAATGCTTTTTCTTCTTTATCGGGTTCTTTATTTTTATCAGGATTATTGAAAGGTTTATCTTCTCCAAAATTAAAAGTATTCTCCGAAAAGGCTCTTTTTACTTCATCGCCTCCTTCAACTTCATCCAGCCCCTCTTCTCTTCTTATTTCATTAACTGTTTTGAAGGTGTCTAATTGAGCTTTGTATAAACCCGCCTTTTTTGTTTCTTCTTCAACATCAAAGGTATTAAATTTAAATTCAATTCCCCCATATTCAAATTCGGAAATAATCTCTTTATTGATATTATATTCAATCATTCTTAACAGAGGATTAATTGCCCTCTTTCTAAACACTTGACTTTGAACAATCTGATTGGCCATCCCCTTCGCGTCTTCAGTATATCCAAGTTCTGTTGCTGTAACTCCAAAAGAAGCCCAAACCATTTTGCTGAACCATTTTTGCTGTTCAATTAATTCAAGCTCTGCATTTGAGAATTGTATCCTTGTAAATGTGGGCTTCTTATTTATTATAGGAATATGGTGGGGTTTTCTTCTCCAATTGCCGACAGCATCTCTTTCGCGCATCTTTTGAGTCCATTGATCCTCAAATGCTTTTACAGAATCAGCATCACTTTCTTCTAATCCTAAAACACCTTTTGGCACATTATTGTCATTGTAATATTTCAGATTATCTTCAATAGAATAGATCAACATTTGAATTGCTTCTGCTAAAATCTCAATTGGACTTCTTCCATAAAAATTATCTGTTCGGGGGTTTCTTTCAAACCAAACAACTTCTCTTTTTCCAAATGGTATAGGTCTAATTCCTGTAACCCATCCAAATTGAAAATAAGCTGCTTTCTCTCTTGCCTCAGAAGTCTTAATCATTCCGGGTTGCATATTCTGACTTTGCTTATTATCTCCGACAATTTCTGAGCCAATCATTAATTCTTCTCTATCTGTAAACATTCCATAAATATCAGGATTTTTATTAAATGTAGCTCCGTCTTTGGCAACAATTCCAACCATCTCCTCTTTCATATTAAACTGTTTAATCATTATGCCAGAATCAACTTCCAAGATGTCTCTAACAACTTTTCTCAAAATCTTTTCAAAACTTTCTTTATTAGTATTTGGATTCTCAAAGAATTTTTTAATATGCTCAATTTGTTCGTCTTTTCCTCCACCCTCTTCACATTCTTTTGTAACAATATCCCATTCAATAGCACCAATCTCATCAATAATTGTAGAAATACACATCTCAACATAAGGAGTTGCTGCCAATCTTCTGACTTCCAAAAGATTAACATTTCGAGGATATCCAAAAGGAGGCTTGAATAAAAACTTTGGTTCAAGAGCTTTATTCAATTCATCTCTTGATTCTTCAGTTATTGAGCCTACAGGCAACACTGATTTTTCTGATTTTTTAAACCAGCTTTTGAAAGTATTGATAAGGCCTTTATTCAAGTTTTCTTCTGCCATGAGTATGATGGGAAAAGCGCAGGGATGTTCTTGAAAACCCAAAATAACTTATAAACAATATTTCAAAATTTGAGAATATTCTTAAAAAATAGAAGGTTAGCCAAAAGCAAATGCAAGCTCTTTTGTATTTACAACAAAAAACATTCTCATCATTAAAGCATCGCCAACATCTGTTGATCTTCCTAGATTTTCCTTGATAGCTTCTTTTGACAAAACAGTAAGTGGGGCATCCTTTCCCGGATCCTTTTGTTTTATCTGTTCTAAATCTTCAACAAGTAATTCTCTCGTTTCAACAGGTATCTCTCTATAAACTCCTATCTGTCCTGAATTGACATAATTTGCTAATTCAAACCAACACTGTGCTTTAAGATTCTTGTAATTTCTTAAGGCTTTATCTCTATCTGTTTCTTTCTTTTTTCTAATAGCCTGAGCATTATTGACAAATCCCTTAACTCCTGATAAATCTTTTACTAAACCAAAACCAACCCCGTCTTCATCAATTGCACATTTACTTCTTGGAATATTATATTGGATTAAAATCTTATCTAACTCTTCACTTGAAATATTATCTTTTACAATTATTTTTTTAATGAAGAAATTATCCCAAATTATAACAATAGTTTTATCTCTACCTCTTCCGGCAACATCAACAGTGCAGTATTTCTGACCCCTTTCTGCATCATTTGTAAACATATCCATTATTGAATCATAATCAAAGAGTTTTGTAGGATCATCATCATATTCAAAATTCCCATACAATAATCTCTCCTTACTTATCTTATCTAATTTCTTTAGATTATCAATATAATGTTTCGAAATAAAAGGATTGTCTCCAACTAATGCGGGAATAAATGATCTATATGGTTTTATTGTTTTTTCCTTTGATGGCTTATAAAATTCAAAATATAAAAAATTCTTAGAGGGATTACTTGCGATTAAAAGTTTTGGTACCAATTTAAACTTATCGAGTTGGTATCTAATTCTCGACATCACAATATTCTTTGCTTTGGAAGTAATTTGACTTGCTTCATCTATAAAAGCTCCAGTATATTCTGTTGAACCTAAACTATCATATTCAGGATCACTCGGATAATGAAATAAATCTTTTAAATAAATAGAACTTCCATTCCAAAATTTTATTGTACCTTCTATAGAATTATAGATGTAATCTATTTTGGGTTTGGCATTAAACTGCTTGCATATTTGAAAGAATGTTAAAAGTGTTGATTCTTTTAGACTTTTTAATATTGCTCTGCCCATTAACCATCTTGATCCCGGATACTCAATACAATTATAAAACAACCAGAAACATCCCAAATAAGACTTACCTCCACCTGCTCCTCCACCATAAAATATTTCCGTGTGTATTTTATCCTGAAGGACTTCCAGTGCTTGTTCCTGCCTTCTGCTTGGTTTCCACTTTATTGTTATCATTATCAGCTTTTTCTATGATTATCCTTGTTCTTTCATCATGAACATTTAATTCTTTCTTTTCAATATACCCCCTATTTTTTCCTTTAGTTGACAATAAGAATTTGATTGCGGGAAATTCTCCATCATTAACTAATCCTATAAGTTTTTTCTCTCCAATATCAAGGATCTTTTCTCTTTCTTCTTCTATTTCTAGCAGAATATTCTTGTTTCTTTCTTTCTTTAAAAATTTAGTTATTGTACTTCTATCAACTCCACATTTTTTTGCTATTATTGCATAAATACCCAAACTTCCCGGTATTGCATTTTTAACCTTTTTTTTTGATAATGTTGTCATTTTGTTGAATTTGTTGAATTCTCCACTTAAAATTGCTTGTTTTAAGTTATTTTAATACATTTTTTCTCTTTTATGCCCCTTTACATCTTTAATTTTAAGTTATTTTGTTATCTTTTTGGCTTAGTTTTCTTTGTCATTTAGAATTACCTCTCTTACATGCTTTGAGATATGATACATAAAATTAGGCATAACTGCATTTCCAAGTCTGGCCCACTGTTTTGATTCTGAACCTGTCAACTGAAAATCTTTTGGGAAACTGCACATTAATTTTACTTCTTCAATTGTAGGATATCTCTGCTTTCCTTCTCGATCTAAAATATAAAGGCTCCTTGTTTTCGTTATTGTAGGAGCTGGTTTTTTTACATTGCTCCAAATCCTTTTGTATTGACCTGAATTAAGCGACTTTATATGCCTTAACTCAGGAACATCAATAAGAGCCATTCTTCTTTTGTTTGGTTTTGGAAAGCTTGGCTCTTTCAATTTAGGATTAACTCCAATAAAAATCAGTCTTTTTCTTCCCTGCGGAACATCATAAAAAGAAGCATCCATGATTGCAGACTTAACATTATATCCTGTGTTCTTAAGAGATTTCATTATTTCAATATAATGCCCTTTCATTTTCCCTCGAACCATTCCGGGAACATTTTCCATAATAAACACTTTAGGCCTTAATCCTTTGATTAAATTGACAAATGATTCAAAAAGAGTATTGCGGGGATCATTTACATCTCTTTTTCCTGCTGAACTGAATCCTTGACATGGAGGCGATCCATCAAGCACATCAAGCTCTCCCGGTTTAAGATTACAAAAGTTCAAAATCTCTTCAGGGCTGACTTTTGTTAAATCTTTCTCCCATGCAGGAACATCAGGAAAATTAAGTTTAAATGATTCAACAGCATGTTTGTCGAAATCTATCGCTAATAATTCTTCATATCCTGCCAGCTTATAACCCAAACTTGAGCCTCCACAACCTGCAAATGTTGAAATTACAGTAGCCATTTTAATATTTGTATCCACATTTAGGACATTCAAATTCAGTTTCCACATCCTCATCAATCTCTTCAAGTGCCTTCTCGGATTGTTTTTCTATATTATCTAAGTCGGCTTTTGAAAATCCTATTGTTTCCAAATTAAAATCTTCATCTTCTTTAAGATCCTCAATCTCTTCCATCAATAGGTCATAATCCCAATCGGCATATTCAGCGGATTTGTTGTCCATTATTCTGAAAGCTTTAATTTGGTTCTTAGTCAGCTCTTCTGCTTTTATTGTAGGAACTTCTTTTAAACCAAGTCTTTTAGCAGCCTCTAATCTCGTATGTCCAGCAACAATCACATTTTCCTTATCTAAAATTATAGGATTCTTGAATCCAAATTCCTGAATGCTTTTCATGACAATCTCTATGGCCTGTTTATTTTTACGTGGATTTTTTTCATATGGCTTGATGCCATCTATTCCGAGGTATTCAATTGTCAGCTTTTTATGCTCCATTTTAGAGTTTTAATCTGCTCCCGATTGCTTTTTTAATCTGATCAAGATTTTTCTTTGTCTGCTTCAATTGCTCTCTAAATCCTTCTAACTGATTCTTAAGATTCTCTTTTTCTCTGATTTTTGGGATTAATTCTTGAATTTCTCTCCACTTTTTTATCTCTTCAGTTTCTTCAATATCTTTGACTTTTTCAAGAGATTTTTCTGTTTTCAGGATTACTTCATTCAATTTCTTAATATCGATTTGCATCTCGCCAATCATTTTCCTGATTCCCTTTTCTTTATAGACGCCAGTCATCTTAGTTGTCACAATCCCAACAGTTTCATCATCATTATTCTTAGCTTCTTGCTCAGAGTCAACTTGATGAGTCAATTCTTTTCTTCGATCATTATAAATAACTTTGCTGTCAGTTTTTTCCATTTTTCACCTCCTTTTCATCTTCTATTTGAACATCAAACCCTTTCTTCATTATCTCGTCAATTTTATCAAAACAAGCGATTATTGCCTTACCTTTTTCAGTAATTAGAACATCTACTTGAATTCCGGGCCCAGTATCGAGTCGCTTTTTTATAAGAAGACCTTCTTTTGCAAATTGAGAGATATAACTTGATGCTTGTCCATATGCGAGGCTCATTTCTCTGCTGACATCCAAAACATTGTGTTTCTGAGGGTTTGCTATAACTCTGAGAAGATCGACATATCTTTTGTTAATTATGAACCTATACATCTTCACCCACCTTTTTTATAATTCTTGCAACATTTTTCTCCATCTGCTGAAGAACCTGACCGAGCATAATTTGATTTTCTGAGCTTGTTTTCATCATCTGTCTTAATTCTATAAAATTAGAATGAATTTCGTTAGTTGTTATAGGTCGATTTTTAAGAGAATTGAAGAAATCTTGTACTTTTTCATTGTCTAAGTCAGCTTCTTTAGGGTTGACTGTTTCAGCTTCTTTTAAATTATAAGAATTGTCAATCACAAACCACAATCCATTTGCAGAATAAACTTCTAATTTGTCGCCTTTTTCATCATATTGCTTTGCCAAAGCATTCTTAACTAATGCATAATGTTGTCTCGTAACTCTGAATTTATACTGACCCCTGACACTAAAGTCAGCTTTCAAATGCTTTTCTAAGGCTCTAACAAGCTTCATAAAGTGATAAATTGCAGCACTTTTGGCATCTTTTGCAAGGTCAGCTATGTAGCTTTCCTTCTCATAAATGATTACAGAACTGTTGGTCAAATGGACTTTTCGGCCCTTAAAATCTAAACTAACACCTCCTCCAAAGAGATGATCTAATTTTTTGAATTCAATGCCCTTTTTCAGCAAAATCTCCTCTTTTTTATTCCAATTTCTCAAGCCTTTGGGTATTAAAAGCTTGAACTGAAATGCATGTCCTCTTACTTGATCTTGCTTAAGAAGTTCAAATTTACTCCCCCAGTTGTTACGAGCTACACGGCTTGTTTTTTTGAACTTTTTCTCACTATAATTTCCGACAACTTCCCAAACACCATATCCTACTTTTTTGATTAATTTAGCCTCTTTCAGCAAAGATAAATGATATTGCAGAGCTGTTTTCTTTACATTAAGAATGCCACATATTTTAGAAGGTCTGAACCCGCTTTTGATTAACTGATATATTATCAGGTTCAAATCTTTCTTATGGATTGTTTTTTGAACTTTTTTCTTTTTTCTTTCTTTCATTCACATTTCAAAAAGAAAATCAGTTCGATTCCCTCTCAGGGTGTCACATTTCCTCGATTCCCTGAGTGGGCGTCAGAAGGTCGAATACGACTCTCAACACCCGGCGGGGGCATCTTCACAACCCGGCGTGGGCGTGTTACCCCTTTGGCATAATCGAGTGATGTATTTCTTACCATTACATTTTATCTAAAAACATAACATTTATATACTTTGTAATGGTAAGGTTTATATGAGGATTATAACTAAAAAAAAGGGCAAGAAAGAATATTACTACTTACAACATTCTTTTAGGAAAGGGAAGAAAGTAATAACCAGAGAGAAATATCTCGGATTAGGGATTCCAAAAAACATAGATGAAATTAAAGGAGAATTTAGTAAAGAATTAAAAAAAGACCTCTACAAAAAATTAGAAAAGATTAAATTAAATTTTCAAAAAGAGTGGAAAAGACTTCCAAAAAGTGTTCAAGAAAAAGAAAAAGAGGAGATTTCCATAGCTTTTACTTACAACTCTAATGCTATTGAAGGTTCTACTATTACTTTACAAGAGGTAAGAGAAATTATTCAAGATAAGATTTCTCCAAACAAACCAATTAGAGATGTAAAGGAAACAGAAGCTCACAATAAAGTGTTTTTAGAAATGTTGAAGAAAAAGGAAAATATTAGCAATGGATTATTCTTGGGTTGGCATAAAGAAATTTTTGGAGAAACTAAATCAGATATTGCAGGAAAATACAGAAATTATCTTGTAAGAGTTGGAAGTTATATTGCTCCACATTGGAATGTAATTAGGTTGACTATGAACCAAATTATAGATTTTGTTAATAAATCAAAATTAAATCCTGTTGAATTAGCTGCAAGAGCACATTATAAATTTGAGAGTATTCATCCTTTCGGAGATGGTAATGGAAGAATTGGAAGATTGTTAATGAATCAAATTCTTTGGCATGCGGGTTATCCTATGCTAATTATTGAATATAAAAAAAGGAGATCATATTATAATGCTTTTCCTAAAGGACAGGAAGCATTTGTTGATTATTTTCTAAGAAGATATTTGGCAGTACATAAGAAAAGACTTGGGTGA